ATGATGACTTGAAAATCGTTGCACTTACGGAACTGGATGCAGCGGAACTGAAACTTGCAGAGGAAACGGCAGCGAAGAACAAGGATTTACTTGAGAAAGAAACGGCAGATAAAGCGGATGCAGCAGCAAAAGCACTTGCAGCTGATGAGGCAATGAAGCAATCTAAACAAGATTTGTTTGATGCATCTATGGCTTTGGCAAATGCGGTGATGGGTCTGGTCGGTGAGCAATCAAAAGCGGGTAAGGTATTGGCATTGGGAACAATCGCAGCCGATACGGCAATGAGTATTTCAAACGCAATGGCAACAACAAGTTCACCGGCATCACCTGATAACCTTGCAACGGGTGGTATTGCTGGTGTTGCTAAATACATCGCACTTGCAGCAATGATTCTAAACAACGCAAAGAGAGCCAAAGATATTCTCAAAGGCGGTCAGCCGTCAGCAGCATCAGGTGGAGGACAAATGAGTGGCGGTGGAATTCCACAAATGTCAGCACCAAATATCAGCTCATCTCTTCCATCAGTAAGCGGATTTGATACGAAGGTTTTTGTGACTGAAGGTGACATCCGCAGAACAACCGATCGTGTGGATACTACGAGAAAAGTATCCGTTGTCAAATAACGCTATTTAAGAAAGATGAAGTTACCAGTATACCGATTAGACATCAACGAGTTTGACGATGAAACAGGCATTGAGTTTGTTTCGCTTGTAGAAACTCCAGCCATACAAAAGGACTTTCTTGCATTTGAAGATTATGCAAGTTACACGGATTATCCTGAAGGTGCGAAAGCAAATGCCGAAAGAGGCATCCGATTGAACGAGGAGAACGGCAACAAATGTGCAACTCAAGTCGGCAAGGTGAGAGGTCAACAACTCGCACAAGGGGAACCAATCAGCGATGAGACAGTTCAACGGATCTATTCATACCTATCAAGAGCCAAAGAATACTACAACCCCGATGATGACACCGCTTGTGGGACTATCTCTTATTTGTTGTGGGGTGGTGAAGAGATGTTGAGATGGACTGAACGCAAATTGTCAGCGAGTAAATTCGCCATCCAAGACGAGGAGAAACGAATCGTTACTGGAGCAGCAATGATTGCTGATCTACCAATCTACCGAAGAGACGATGTTCGTGGTGAATACTATGTGGTATTTGACAAGGAGAGCATCTTCAAGATTGCGAAGAAGTGGGCAAGGGGCAACAAGTACGATGCGGTGAACACTCACCACAAAACACCAATCGCAGATGGCGTGAGCTTATTTGAATCATACATCATTGATCGTGAACGGGGCGTTATGCCACCGAAGGGATTTGAAGAGGTTGCCGATGGTTCGTGGTTTGTTTCATACTTGATTGACAACGATGAAGTGTGGGCAAAAGTGAAGTCAGGCGAGTTCAAAGGATTCTCAGTTGAGGGTGTTTTTGACTTTCCCGTTGATGCTGATGAACAACTCCTTGAGCAAATGAAATCAATCCTTTCCCAATGGAATGGCAAGTAAAATTGCAACACTTACAACTAAAAACTAATTAATATACAAATGAACGCAAAAGAAACATTGAAGGAAATCCGCACAATGCTTGGATTCTCTGACGAAGAAATCAAAGTTGATATGGCAACCGCCACATTGACTGATGGTACTGTAATCACTTACGAAGGTGAATTGGCAATCGGAACTGCCATCTTCGTTCAAACTGCTGAAGGCGACATTCCAGCACCTGATGCAACTCACGAGGTTGAAGGTGGATTGTTGGTGACAACCGTTGGTGGTTTAGTTACTGAAATCGTTGAACCTGAAGTTGAGATTGAAGTTGAAGCCGAAGAGTTCGCCACCGTATCTGCATTCAACGAAGTAGTTGCCAAGATGGAAACTGCGATCGCTGAATTGACTGCTAAGGTTGCAACATTGACTGCATCAAACAACACACACAAAGAAGCAATGAGCAAAGCAATCGACTTGATTGAGAAAGTTGCTGACTTGCCTTCAGAAGAACCAACAAAAACTCCCGTTTCAAACAAAAAGAACGACCAGTTTGAAGCATTGAAAAAATTCAAAAACGCAATAAACAAATAAAACTATGTCATTTTCCGTAGGAACACTCGCAAACTACACCAATGAGCAGTCAACTGACTTGTTGGTAAAAGCCCTTTTTGGCAGCAAAACTGCAACCTTGTTGCAATCTTCTAACCAAGTTCAAGTAGGTATCAAATCTGCATCTGCTTTGAACATCCTTGCTTCAACTGTTTTCTTCCAGGCAGACGGTTGTGGTTACAATCCATCAGGTACAACTGCCTTCACTCAACGCACTATCACCGTTGGTGCAGTGAAAGTTGAAGAGACTTTGTGTCCTAAAACTTTGGAAGCAAAGTGGATGCAAACTCAAATCATGCCCGGTTCACCAACAATGATTCCTTTTGAAGAGCAAGTAGGTGCTGAAAAGGCTGCCGTTATTGCACAAACTTTGGAAGTTGCAATGTGGCAAGGTGATACCGCTTCAGGTAACCCTAACTTGAATCGTTTTGACGGATTCACCAAAATCGTTTCTGCCGCTTCTCCAGTATTGGCGAACGCTTCACCAACAACTTTCACAACCGTAACTGCTGCAAACATTGATGACATCTTGGATCAAATCTACGCTAACATCCCTGCTGCCGTTGCTGAAAAGAATGACTTGGTTTGTTTCGTTGGTATTGATGTTTACAAGTTGATGTTGGTTAACTTGAAGAACGCCAATTTGTTTCACTATGTGGCTGATGCTGCAACTGAAATGGAAATGGTTTATCCTGGAACTAATATGAAGTTGATCGCCGTTGGTGGTTTGAACGGAACAAACAAAATTCACGCTGGTTCTTTGTCAAACTTCTTTATGGGTACTGACTTGATTGACGAGCAAGAAGAAGTGAAAATGTGGTATTCACAGGACAACGATGAAGTTCGTGTTCGTTTTACTTTCAAGGCTGGTGTTCAGGTTGCTTTCCCCGGAGAAATCGTTTACTTCACCCTTTAATCTAAGGTAGGATGGCTTGTTTATTAACATCAGGATTTACCCTTGATTGCAAAGAAGCAATCGGGGGTATCAAAAGCATCCACCTAATCAGTTGGACTGCATCTAAGTTTACCGTTGCAAGTGGTGTAGTAACCGCAACAACTGTGGTGAGCGGTGATGTATACACTTACGAGCTACCGAAAGCAACCGGCTCAATGACAAACACTACAAATGTTTCGATTGAGAACGGCACATCTTTCAACCAAGCTGACATTGCGTTCAAACTTCGCAGATTGTCAACTACCAAACGCAACGAGATGAAACTTCTTGCACAAGGTCGTTGCTATGCAATCGTGAAAACGAACAACGATGAGTATTGGTTGGCTGGTAAGGACTTGGGTTGTGATGTGACTGCAATGGTCAGCAACACAGGAACTGCGATGGGTGACTCTACTGGATATGAGGTGACTCTATCCGCCATTGAAGCTGAAGCACCATTCTTGCTTCAAGCATCGGTAGTAACAACATTAGGCATTTAATTCTGCTTGATTCATAGAGAGAGAGGGTGGGCATTTGCTCACCCTTTTTTGTTACATAAAAGACAACTCGCTATTTTCTTTTGATGTTGTTGATTACAAAAGCCGAATCCAAAAATTGGTATTTAACGCTGACTGAAAAAGTCACGATTGCGAATCCTAAATTCCTATTTAGTATGACGCATTTGTTGACTGATCAAGTAGTCAATGTAATCTTGGCAGACATCTCCACACAAACTGAGAGATACAACAAATTTGCAGTAGTTGAAGGAACGACATTCACTCTCTTGAATGGCGAGTACGAATATAAAGTTTACGCACAAACATCAGCGGTCAACACGAATCCTGACCTTGCGAATGAGCTTGTAGAAATCGGAGTTTTGAAATGTCAGTTAGTTGACCAACCTGAAGTGTTCTATTCACCAGCGTGAACAAGCAACACAACATATTGCCAACATCACCGGTTGATGCATTCTTTGGGTTAGCGACTCAGAGTGGTGATTTGTTGCTCACTCAAGATTATGATTTTCTTGGATTTGATGGCATTGCTTTCATTGATTCAAAAGAATACAATCCTACGCTTGTTGAAAAACAAAATAGCGTGAGTGTGAGTGATATGAATTATACTCCTAATTTAAGCGAGCGAATCATATCGCCTCAAATCTATCAATATCTTATTACAAATTCAAACGACTTCTTACGCACGCAAGACGGTAATTTCATAATACTATGAGCAACAAAAAAATCACAGATTTAACTGAGTTAGTATCGCCAACGATTGACGATGTTTTTCCCGTTGTAGATATCGCAACGAATACGACACAAAAAGCACAACTTGGCAACTTGCCTGTGCAAACTGCGGTCACAACGGCACTTGCTACCAAACAAGCAACACTTGTATCAGGCACAAACATCAAGACCATCAATTCTACAACATTACTTGGAAGTGGTGACATTGCAGTTCAAGAAACTCTTGTAAGTGGAACGAATATCAAAACGCTGAACAACACATCTCTTTTAGGAAGTGGGAATATCTCGGTGGTGACATCACCAAGCGGTGTTGCGGGTGCGATTCAGTTTACTGATGGAAGTGCGTTTGCAAGTGATGCTGCTAACTTCTTTTGGGATGATACCAATAATAGGTTGGGGATTGGAACGAATGCACCAACCGCAACAACTCACATAGTAGGTGTGGGAAGCACGTCGGCAACAACT